ATGCTACAACTCGACGTCTTAGTACTATTGGAGATTACCCAAATCTTTCCAAGTTCATCCGCGTAGAAATGGATTCAGCCATCGACGGCGGCGCATCAGGGCTCGAAGCTCTATTGCCGTTCGGCTACTTTGGTCCTCCTAAGTTCCGCGATGTTGCTGCGCTAAACGCCCACAGCGCTTCAGCAGCCACATCAATAGCAACCTCCATCATAGGTGTCGGAGCCGACACTCCGGGCGCCACTCGCCCCAGCCTGACGTTGGCTATTAGCTCGTCATATCCCGGTTCTGCTTGTCTCTCGTGCTCGTTCAACTTCCCAGAAGTTCGCTTGCGTAACCAAGCAACTGACGGTGGTCTTTCTGACCCAACTAACGCCTACTTCGGCATGGAAGTAACTCGAACAGCCACAAGCACTTCTCCTGATAAGAGTGTTGCAGATCCACACCGCCTATGGTACGCTTCATTGGGTACTGCGACAGGGGTCCCTGTTGATACAACCGCGGCATCTTACAACGCCTCTACTTCTGTTATCGAAGGGTATGCATATGTCTTTACAATGGACAATGTGAGCGCATCGCAGAATAGTGTATACACTTATTCCTCTGGTTCTCGCAAGACTGGATTAAGTTCCACTGCTCGCGGCACCAACACATACCAAACACTCCTGAATGCAGGATATGATCGCTTCACTGCACCTTTCTGGGGCGGCTTTGACGGGTTTGAAATTACGAAGCCCGATCCGCTCTACAATAAGGGTATTACTGATATCAGCACTCCCACAGAAGACAACTCTTACGCTTATCACACATTTAAGCGCGCAATTGACACTGTGGCTGATCCAGAATACATCAATATGAACCTACTCTCTGTTCCCGGACTGACTGTAGACGCACTAACCGGTCACGCAATCAATGTTTGCGAAGAGCGCGCTGACTCTCTGGCTGTTATTGATCTAGCTAGTGTTTACTTGCCAAGTCACGAACAGTACGCGTCTGATGTCTCTAGCCGAGTTGGAACAACTCCATCACAGGCTGCAAACAACCTTCGCGCTCGAAGAATAGACTCCAGCTACGGCTGCACCTTCTACCCATGGGTACAGACCAGAGATGCGGCCACCGGTCAACTCGTGTGGATCCCGCCATCTGTCGCTATGTTGGGTGTTCTCGCGAGTTCCGAAAAGTCTTCGCATCTTTGGTACGCTCCAGCCGGCTTCAACCGCGGTGGACTCACTGACGGCGCCGCAGGCATCCCGATTATGAATGTGACTGAACGATTGGTGTCGAAAGACCGAGATCTTCTTTATGAAGCTTCTATTAATCCAATTGCTTCCTTCCCATCCACCGGCATTGTGGTCTTTGGACAGAAAACGCTCCAAGAGCGTCAATCTGCGCTTGACCGCATCAATGTGCGGAGACTGGTTATCTACTTGAAAAAGCAGATTTCAGTTCTATCTACCCAAGTGTTGTTTGACCAGAACGTCCAATCTACATGGAACCGCTTCAAATCACTTATCGAACCCTTCTTGGCAAATGTTAAGGTCCAATATGGTATCACAGACTACAAGTTGATTCTTGATGAGTCAACCACGACTCCTGACCTTATTGATCAGAACATCATGTATGCCAAGATTATGATTAAACCCGCTCGCGCAATCGAGTATATCGCGATTGATTTCGTGATCGCATCTTCGGGTGCATCTTTTGAAGACTAAAAAAGATAACAGCACTATTTACAATTATAAGGAGTAACACAGTATGGCATTCTGGTCCAACAATTTCGCCGAGGGTTCACTATTGGAACCCAAAAGAGCATTTAGGTTTAAGGTCGAATTTACCGGTCTAGATTCTTCCAAGAACGGAGGCACTACCATCGCGTGGTACGCAAAGACGGCTACAAAGCCCTCTTTCGCAATTAGTGCGGCTGAACACAAGTATCTTAACCATACTTTCTACTACCCCGGATCTGTTACTTGGAACGATGTTTCGATTACGCTGGTAGATCCCACCAAGCCAGATATGGCCGGCACGCTAGCGTCCATTGTAGAGGCGGCAGGATATTCTCCACCCGCTAACGCCAATGACTTGACTTCAATGTCGAAATCCGGAGCAGCAAATGCTCTTGGTAGCGTGATTGTTACTCAAGTCGACGCCGATGGTAACGAATTAGAAAAATGGACTCTGTGGAATGCGTTTATCACAGAGCTTAAGTTTGGCGACCTTACATATGGAGAAGATGCTTTGACGGAGCTTAGTGTCACTCTTAAATATGACTGGGCGCGCCTTGAGGTTACTGGAGAAGGCTCAATCGCAGCAGTGGCCTCCCAACAAAAAGAAGTATTCAACGTTTAATAACCAAAAGAGAGGTGTTATTTGTCAAGAAATCAAGATAGGCTCGGAGGCGGATCCCCGCAAAACTCCTCGCCTCCAGACCAGCTTGCGCACCAGCAAGCAGAATCCTTTTCGTTTGTAGTTCCCACAGAATTCGTGGAACTCCCGTCGAAAGGGGTCTATTACCCAGAAGGTCATCCTTTGTATAACCAGGAGACCATTGAAATTAAGCATATGACAGCTAAAGAGGAAGATATGCTTACTTCCAGAGCACTACTCAAGAAGGGGCTTGCTCTCGAACGCTTACTAGCTAGTATTGTTGTAGACAAACGCATCAATCCCAATTCTTTGTTAGTTGGTGATAGAAATGCCGTCTTAATAGCTGCTCGCATTTCCGGATATGGAAGTGAATATGCAACAAAAGTAAACTGTCCCCAGTGTAACACAGCCGTCGAACACACCTTCTACTTACACGAGCTTCAGACAAAAAAGACAGAGAATGCCGCTACAATAGGTGCTACTTCTAATGGTGACGGCACCTTTGACACCGTACTCCCTCGATTGGGGGTCCAGGTCACTTTTAGGCTTCTAAGTGGCGCGGATGAGAAAAGTTTCTTGTCGCAAATCGAAACGGCTCGCAAACGAAATCGGTCCGAGAATACAATCACCACACAGTTGCGCCAAATGATAACCGCAGTCAACGGAGAAGAAGACGCTGGTATGATCACAGAGCTTGTACAAAACATGCCCTCAATGGATTCGCGTCACCTGCGGCTAGCATATAGGCTTTCGACGCCAGATATCGATATGACACAGCACTTTAGTTGTAATGAATGTGATTGTGAACAAGATATGGAGGTGCCGCTCACCGCGGACTTTTTTTGGCCTGACCGCTGATTACATGAAAAATGTATATGAGCAATTCTTCTTTTTGAAATATTCAGGAGGTTGGTCATTCAGTGAAGCCTATAATTTACCTGTTGGGTTGCGTAAGTGGTTCGTCGATCGCCTGATAAAACAACTTCAGACTGAAAACGAAGCGATAGAGAGTGCCTCGAGAGGAGGAAATGGTTCACAAACCCTTACTCCTTATAATAATCCCATGGGTCCACCGAGTTCAAACAAGAAATAAGACAAAGCAATTGCTTTGTCTTTTTTTTACTCTACTATTTATTTTATATAAGGACTTGGCTTGTTTTAATTGATAAGCCTTGAAAATTAATAAAATGGCACTGACACCCGAAGAAATAATCACCGCCTTTGGCGAAATGACCGATGCGCAAAAAAAGGCGCTTAAGAGTGCCATAGGGGCAGAGTCGAGTGTACCTTCGGGAAAGAAGCTTGATGAACAAATCGCCAAGCTCGCACAATATAAGAAAGCTCTAGATCAAATTAAAGATATTGAGGAAATGAGAGCCCAACAGGCAGACGTGCAAGTCCAGTTGCTTGAACTTATACGCAAAAAAACGGCCGATCACCGCGATGCGTTGCTTGCGGCGATGGAACAGGGCGGAAAGTATGACGAAGAAGAAGTTAAAGCCCTCACAGACAAGCTGAATCTAATTCAGCAGTATATTGACAAAACTAAAGAACTAGAGTCGATTCGCTCTTCAATAAACGAACAATTAGACAAAGGAATTGGCTTATCAGATAAACTAACAAAATCCACTAGAGAATGGGGCGTAGCCATAGCGGACGGTAAAGCCGGACTGCTGGGGGTTCACAAAGCTTTAAGTTTTGGCATGAAACAGGCCGACGGTTTCTTTGGTAAAATGCTCACCGGCGCCAAAGACATGATTTTTGGAGTAGATCAGGCAACTAAAGCCTTCCAGCGCCAATTCCAATTTAGCGAAAAATACAACGCCATGCTTATTCAACAATATAAGAATATGAACGAGTATGGGGTTTCAATAGAAAATGTTACCGCAGCCCACTCTTCTCTAGTGCAGATCACGACTGATTTTACAATGATGGCCCGGGCACAACAGAACCTACTTAGTTCGACCGCCGCGCTCGCTGGAGAACAGGGCGTTGCTTTTGATGACTTTGCTCGCGGCGCCCAGGCGTCGATGAAGTTCTTTGGCGAGAGCGCCGCCGGCGCAGAACGCGTCTCAAGAGAATTGCTATCGACAGCTAAAGCTCTCGGGGGGGCCCCTG